AGCAGCCACGCTGCAGCGTGCGCCCGTTCCCTATTTCGGCACAGAGAAAGGATCGCCGTGCCTACAGCCGTGATCCTTCTGACCGTCACCGTTTCGGCCGTCGCAATCCTGCATCGGCTGACTTCCATCCACGACCACATCATCGAACACTTTGAGAGGATCACGAAAATGTCCACAGTTGAAACCATTGCCGCAGTCGTTGCCGAGCTGGACAAGGCCCGCGGAGAAATCGTCGCCCGCATCGCAGACCTGCAGGCGCAGATCGCCGCCGGCACTCCGTCCGAGCAGCTCGACCTGAGCGCACTCGTCGCGGCCGCCCAGGCGCTCGACGACGTCGTGCCGGATGTCCCGGTCGTCGACCCGGCCCCGGCTGACCCGGGCGCGGGCGCCACCGGCGCCTAGTTCTAACTCATCCCTTGCGCGACTGAGATGGTCGCGCTCTTAGCGACCCAGGAGGCCGCCTTCGATGACCACCAAGTATCCGACGCCTCGCGGTTTGGCCAAGTCCGGCCGCAAGATGTGGCGTGACATCGCTACCGTCTACGAGCTGCGCCCCGACGAGGCGCGCATCCTTGAGGACGCCTGTAAGCAAGCGGATCTAGTGGACGAGTTGGAGGCGGCCCGCCTGGGTGCTCCGTACATGGTCAAGGGCAGCCAGGGCCAGGACGTGATCAACCCGCTGATCTCCGAGGTGCGTCAGCATCGCGGCACACTAAAGTCGCTGCTGGGATCGCTGAATCTGCCCGACGAATCGGGGGAAACCCCGCGTTCGGTGTCAGCTCGCCGCGCCGCGGCGTCGCGGTGGTCTAAGACCGGCTGATGGCCAAGTCGCGGTCCTCCGCGGCGCTGCTGACCCAGCACGATTACAGCCATATCATCGCCTTTTATCGGGAGACGTTGCCGAAGGTGGCACCACCGCCGCCGTCACGGTGGGAACCGTTGCGGATCGGCCCGACATGGGAGTGGTCGCAAAAGACCGGCTGGGCGCTGCCCGAGCATACGATGGGTTGGGATCTTCTGGGCTGGTGCGGCTATTGGCTGCGCGACAGCCGCGGCCAAGAGTGGCAGTTCACTCCTGAGCAGGCTCGCTTCCTGCTCTGGTACGAGGCTCTTGACGGCGACGGTCGCCTGCTCTATCGCACCGCGGTCCTCCAGCGCCTCAAAGGCTGGGGCAAGGATCCGCTTGCCGCTGCGGTGGCCTGTGCCAAAGCGTTCGGCCCTACCGTGTTTGATCATTTCGGCGACGACGGCAAGCCTGTCGGGCGCGAAGAGGACGCCGCCTGGGTGCAGATCACCGCGGTCTCCAAAGAGCAGACCCAGAACACGATGAAACTGTTCCCGGTCATGATCACCCCGGAGATGCGCTCGCAGTACGGCATCCAGATTGGCCGCGAGAACGTCTGGGGCCTGGGCGACACCCGTCAGATTCAGGCCACCAGCTCCAACTATCTGGCACTGGAAGGCAACCGGGTTACCCAGTCGATTCGCAACGAACCGCAGAACTGGAACTCGTCAAACCAAGGCCACGAACTGGCCGGCACCATCTCGGGCAACTCGACGAAGATCCCCGAGGGCATGGGGCGCATCCTCGACATCGAGAACGCGTTTCGCCCAGGCGAAGACTCAGTCGCCGAGCGTGTTAGGGAAGCCTGGGAGAACACCCAGGCAACCAAGGACCGCGGCGCCAGGGCTCGCGCGTTCGGAATGCTCTACGACTCCCTGGAAGCCCCGCCGGATGCGCCGCTGACCGCTGACGATGCCCCCGAAGTGCTGGAAACCATACGCGGGGACAGCATCTGGCTCGACATTCCGGCGATCGTCTCCGACATTCTCAACGGCGCAAACCCGCCCAGTGAGTCCCGGCGCAAGTGGTACAACCAGATCACCGCCTCGGCGGACGCGTGGATCTCCCCGCAGGAGTTCGACCAGTGTTACCGGCCAGAGTTCCCGATCGACGGCGACCAGATCGTCGCCTTCTTCGACGGCTCCAAGTCTGACGACCACACCGCACTGATCGGCTGCCGCGTCTCCGACGGGCTGACCTTCCCGATCGGGATCTGGGTGCCCGACAAGCACTCCGGCCTTGTCGACCGCGCCGCCGTTGATCGTCGTGTCACCGAGATGTTCAACACCTGGGACGTCGTCGGACTGTGGGCGGACCCCTCCGATGCTCGCGATTCGGAGACCGGCGAACGCTACTGGGAACCGTACTGCGACGGCTGGGCGCGCGAACACGCCGCGCAACTACGCAGAATGCCCGCGGTCAAGACCGGCATGGCCCAGCACCTCGTGGTCTGGGACATGCGCAACCCGCAGCACCTCAAAGCATTCACCGAGGCGTGCGAGCGAACTTGCTCGGACATCACCGATGGAACTTTGTTCCACAACTGCCCGCAGCCGCACCTCGGCGGCCTGGGCGTCATGATGCGCCAGCACGTCCTCAACGCGCGGCGCCGGCCGAACAAGTTCGGAATCGGCATCGGTAAAGAACACCGCGAGTCGCGGAAGAAGATCGACGCCGCGGTGTGCATGATCGGCGCCCGCATGATGTGGCTGTACTACCTCGGACAAGACCGCAAAGGCCGCGCCCCCGGACAGGGGCGGGTTATAACCTGGTGAAAGGAGCGCAATGACTTCACCCACGCTCCCCACACTGCTCGACTGGTACTCACTATCGCCGGTCAACAACGGTGTCGTCCCGCTCATCTTCGCCCCCGATACATCGAATCTCGACCTCGACGATCACGAGCGCACCACGATGACGCTGCTGGCCACCAAGCTGCTGGACTCGCAGTACCAGATCGAGCTATCCCTGTCGGGGATGTACTACGCCGGCACCAACATCGTGCCCTCGCTGGGCATCTCAGTGCCGCCTGAGCTGGAACCGCTGCGTGCCACGCTGGGATGGTGCGCCGCCGGTGTCGACGCCCGCTCGGAGCGCCTCCAAGTGCTCGGGTTCCGGATGCCCGGCCAGACCTCGGTCTCCGATGACCTCGAGCAGGTCTGGCAGCTCAACAACTTCGACGCCGAGTCGCGGCTGGTACACGACACCGCCATGATCTACGGCCGCGCGTTCGTCGTCGTCGGCGTACACGAGGACGGCAGCCCACTGCTGACCACCGAGTCCCCGCACAACATGATCGGATCCTGGGATCTGCGTAAGCGCGAACTTTCCGCGGCCTACCAGACCTACTACGACGTCAACCCGATGTCGGACACCTACATGCACCAGCTGGCGACGCTCTACACCCCGAACGCCACCATCCAGCTCTTCCGAGACCCGAAGGGCTGGAAGGTCCAAGACCGCAACGACCACAACCAAGGCGTGGTCCCGGTGCGGATGTTCGCTCACATGCCCAGCATCAAGTCCCGCTTCGGCGTCTCGGCGATGAACAACGCCTGGCGCAACTGCCAGGACCGCGCCTGCCGCACCCTAGTGCGCTCCGAGATCGCCTCGGAGTTCTACGCCACGATGAAAATCTTCTTGCTCGGTGTCACCGAGGAGAACTTCCGCGACTCCGAGGGCAACCTCAAGAGCGCCTGGGAAACCTACCTCGGTCGCATCTCGGCGCTGGAGGCCGACGCCAACGGCAACCTGCCGCAGATCCACGAGGTCCGCGGCGAAAGCCCGGACGGGTTCATCTCCATGATCGACCAGCAAGCCAAGATCATGAGCGGCCACACCGGTCTGCCCCCCCAATATCTGGGCATCTTCTCCGACGGCAATCCGGCCTCGGCCGACGCCATTCGGATGAGCGACTTCCGCCTCAAGACCACCGCAGACCGGCTCACCAACATGTTCGGCAACGAATGGGAAGCCGTCATGCGAATGACCTACCAGGTGCAGGGCAAGAAACCGCCCGAGGGCGCCGAACGCCTAGAAACCGACTGGGCATACACCGGTATCCCCACCCCGAACGCTGACGCGGTTACCGTCACCACCCAGATCGCGGCGGGCATGATCCCGCCGACCTCTGACGACGCCCTGTCGGCGTGTGGCTGGACCCCGGTGCAGCGCGCCCGGATTGAAGCCGAGCGCAAACGCACCGCGGGTCTGGCCGTGCTTGACCAAGCCATCCCCGGAATCCTCGGCAACGCAGCACAGTCCGCGAAGCCGGCGCAGCCGATGGATGGATCGCAGCCGCAGGCACTGACCAACCTGAACGCCAAGCGGTCCACTGATGGCGCAACCGCAGGCTGATCAAGCTCCGGCCCAGCAGCACGCCGCGCGCAACGCCGCGATCGTCGCCCTGGCCGCCCAGCAGCTCGCCGCCGCCTGGCCCCAGATCGACTGGTCCTCACCCCAAGCCGTCGACGCCGTTAAGCGCCTATACGCCGCGGTGGTGACACGCTTTGGATCCGCCTCCGCTTCGGTCGCCGCAGAGTCCTACGAACAGCAGCGCGCCAAAGCACTGCCACAGGCCGGAACTTTCCGCGCTACCCCGGCCGACCCGCTACCCGTCGAGCAGCTCGACATGGTCGTCGAGTCAGCCTTCCGGGGCAACAATCAACCAGCTGAGGGATCAGCACAGACCACCTCCGATCTTCCTGTCGAAGAGCGGGTTCCGGCCCGCCTGGAATCGTCACTGCAGCGCCACGTCCAGCAGCCCGCGCGCGACACGATCACCGAGAACGTCGCCGCCGACCCGGTCAAGCCGTACTACATCCGCGTGCCCAAGGGCGAGAACCCCTGCGCGTTCTGTGTGATGCTTGCCAGCCGCTCCGCGAGCTATAAGGGCAAGAATCAGATGTACCAGACTGCGCAGTCGGCACAGTTCGTCGTCGGTCGCGGCAAAGAAATCCGACGTGGGCGCCGCGGTGGTCGCGCCAAAGGAACCCGCGAATACATAGCGGGCGGCACCGGCACGATACGCACCGACACCGGCGCCCAGAACCCGCAAGAAATCGGCGAGAAGTACCACGACCATTGCTATTGCGAGCCGGTCGCGGTGTTCCCGGGTCAGAGCATCACTGATGTCTCCCCGGATTTTGAGCAGTTCCAAGAGATGTACGCCAAGGCCACCGCTGAGGCGGGCACCAGCACCGACGCCAGGGCAATCCTGTCGGCGATGCGACGGGTCTACAAGATCCGCTGACGTTTCACCCCTTGTCGTCAAGTGACGGCGAGATCCACTGCCCAGGAGGCATATTCACCATGTCGATCACCCCTAATGACATGCCCAAAGCGGCCGAACCACCGGCTCCCGCGCCCGAACCGACGCCCGCTGCAGCGGCGCCGGACAACACGGAACCGCCGGCCAAGCCCAAGAAGGACAAAGGATCTCCACCGCCATGGGGATCCGACGACGACTTCCAGCCCGACAAGGCCTGGAAGCTCATCCAGAACCTTCGCGCCGAGGCCGCCGAATACAAGGCCAAGGCGCAACCCGTCCTCGAAGAGCACGAACGGCTTCGTCGGGCATCCCAGACCGAACTCGACCGCGCGCGCGAGGATCTCAACGCCATCGCCGAGCGTGAGCAGGCCTGGCGCAACAAAGCCGTTTCAGCCGAAGCAAAGTCGTTGGCCGACCAGTTCATCGACGCCGACGCCGCCATCGCCCTCGTCGGGGACCTCTCCGGGTTCGCCGACACCGATGGCGTCGACATCGAGGCGCTGCGGTCACGATTCGACCAACTCGCTAACGACAAGCCGCACCTTCTGAAACCACCCCCGGGGTTCACCCCCAACCGCGCACAAAGCCAGTCAGGCACCGGCCAGATTCCCATCGACGCCCAGATCAACGCCGCGCAAGAGCGCGGCGACCTCATTACGTCGATCGCGCTCAAGCAAGCCAAACGCTACGCACAGTAAAGGAAGTGACCCATGTCCGGATTGACCGGTATCGGCACGACATTCAATGAGCCCAACTACCACGGCGAACTGTTCGCCCTGACCCCGACCGAGACCCCGCTGCTGTCGATGACCGGCGGTCTCTCCGGCGGACGTCAGTCCTCGTCCACCCAATTCGAGTGGCAGACCTACGATCTGCGCAACCCGGACATCCGCCCCCGCCTGGAAGGTGCCGACGCACCGACCGCTGAGGGTCGCGTCCGGTCCAACGTCACCAACGTGGTGCAGATCTTCCAAGAGTCGGTCTCGACCAGCTACACCAAGCAGGCCGCCTACGGTCAGTTCAACACCTCCGGCGCCGCCCCGTTCGTCAGCTATGACGGCCTGGGCGTCGGCAACCCGGTGGCCAACGAGCACACCTGGCAGATCGCGCAGTCGCTGACCCAGATCGCACGCGACGTGAACTACTCGTTCTGGCACGGTAAGAAGGTCGTCGCCACCGACAACACCGTCGCACGCCAGACCGCCGGTCTGCTCTCAGTGACCACCACCAACGCGACCTACGCGGTGGCCTCGGTCACCGGCTCGTCTGCCACCGACACCATCACCGCCACCGGCCACGGCCTGGCCAACGGCGACCAAGTGTCCTTCGTCAACGTCGACGTCGCCACCGGCATCCGCCCCGACCGCACCTATTTCGTGGTCTCCACGGCAACCAACACCTTTAAGGTGGCGGCCACTGCCGGCGGTTCGGCGATCACCTTGGGCACCGCTGCCCCGGTGTTCGTGCGCGCCAGCGGCACCGGCGCGGTGAAGATCACCGTCGATGCGCTCAACGCCTTCATCCAGGGCATCTTCGACAACGGCGGCCTGGCCTACGGGGACACCCGCACGCTGTTCGTGCCGTCCATCCAGAAGACGCTGCTGACCAAGGCCTACGCCACCGCGTATGGCTCCAACGTCAACGGTGCGATCGGTTCCAACACTGGCAACACCGTGGGCGGCGTTTCGGTGGACACCCTGGTCACCGACTTCGGTCGCTTGAACGTGGTCGTCGAGCGTGCCCTGCCCAAGGACTGCATCTTCGCCGCCTCGGCCGAGCAGGTTCATCCGGTGTTCCTCAACGTGCCCGGCAAGGGCGTGCTCTTTGAGGAGCAGCTGGCCAAGACAGGTTCCGCCGACAAGACGATGCTCTACGGCGAGATCGGCCTGGCCTACGGTTCGCAGACCGCCCACGGCGTGCTGCGCGGCCTGGCGGTCGCCTAGCTCTATGTCGGGTCCTTACGCCACCGCCACTGACCTGGCGGGCTATTGGCGACCACTGTCGGACGTCGAGGCAGCACGGGCAACCGTGCTCCTCGACGCCGCAGGGGACCTCATCGACGAGCAGCCCGGTTCCGCAGACTTCATTGAGTCCGCAACCAAGTGGGTGAGTCTGGACATGGTCAAGCGGGCCATGATCGGACTGGACGGCATCACGAGCCAATCGCAGGCAATGGGCGACATGAGCGTCAGCCACTCCTTCGCCAACCCAATGGGCAAGCTGTATCTCACCGAAAAGGAGATTCAGCGCCTCCGCGGGTTCGGCGTCAGCAGCAAGCAATTCTCGCTCGTCATGACCAACAACGTCCGCGTCCCGTACACAGCCTGGGGCTATCAGTACTCCTCCCAGACTGACGGCGCCATCATCCCCGCACCCCCCGGGTAAATGTCGGTCATCAACCCCGCCTTCACCGTGGCGATTACGCTGCAACGGCCAACCGAGAACTTCGGCGAAGAGACCTTTACCGATGTCACCTCAGTTCAAGCCGTGGTCTCACTGTCGCCGCCGGCGCACAAGTCCACCGGTGGCGGTTCTGAACCCTCCCGGTTCTTCGTCTACGGCACCGTGTTCGTCCCACGCGGATCCGATGTGCAATCCAACGACCGCTTCCGGTACAAGGGCCACGACTTCCGCGTGCTGGGCTGGGCGCAACACGATCAGGACCACCCGTTCACCGGAGAAGACTTCGGCTGGGTGTCCTACCTGATCGAGGCGGCCGGCTGATGGCCGAGCAGTACTACCTCGACGTCGACGTGCCCGAGCCTAATGAGGCGCTCACCGCGCTTCTGCTCTCGGTCAAGATGCGCGAGATCATGAGCGAACGCGCCCACATGGCGCAGATGCTTTATCAGGCTCAGGTCGCCAAGCGCACCCGGCGCCTGGCCAAGTCGGCCGACGCGCACACTGAGGTCGGCGGCAAGTATCACGACCGTTGGATCGGCGAACTGACCATCGGCGGCGTCGGTGAACTCGGTGACGTCGACTATGCCGCCTCTCATGAGTTCGGCGCGGGCCTGGTCGTCGACGGTCACTATGCCGGCTATCAGCGACCCGCTCACGACCTTGAACAGGTCCTGGCCCAGCTGGAAGGCTTCTAATGTTTCCCAGCTGGTGGCACGGCGGATATCCCGACATTGAGAAGCTGCTCAAGACGCTCTATGCGCCGCACCTGAGCGATGTCGAGTTCGTGCCCTACCTTCCCAAGGCTGACACCTACGAGGCGCAGCTGCAGGCCGGTAAGGCGTTCGTGCGATTCGCGCGCACCGGCGGCCGGGTCAACTGGGAGCAGATCCGCGACGAGCCACGTGTGCAGATCGCGGTCATCTCCCGATCCCGCGAGATGTCCTGGGAGATGGTCGAGTTCATGCGCCAGACCCTGTGGTCTGGATTCCGCAAGGGTGCCATCGTCCCCGGCACCACCCACATGATGCAGATGTCCGAGGAAGTCCTCGGTCCTCAACTCATCCCAGAAAACATCGCGGAACCCAGGCTGGTTCCCATTACCGTCGGCCTCTTCACCTGGAAGCCCGGCGCCACGAATTATCGCCAGGCCATCGGCCTGTAACACCCGAAAGGCATTGACATGTCAGCAATTTCTACTTACCAGGGCGGACAGTCCGATCTTGAACTGGCCTCGGCCGACTGCGCCGTCCTGCTGCGCCCGGTCACTTCGGCCGCCGGCATCCTGACCAACCTGGAAGACGCCACCAACGGCGGCCTGGACGCCACCAAGGTCGGATCCGGCTCCGGATTCATCACGGTCGGCAACTGGACCAAGCGCGACGGCCTCAAGCTGTCGAACAACCCGACCGTCAACGAGATCAAGTCGCACGGCAAGGGCACCCCGACCGCGTTCATCGCGTCGGAAGCCGAGAAGTCGATCACCTACACTCCGCAGGAGTTCAAGCTGATCAACCTCAAGAACGCCTGGGGCTTCAACGACTCCGCCGTGTCGGCAGTGTCGAGCAAGGGCGGTTTCACCGTCCAGCTGCCCGAGCTGCCTGCCACGCTGTTCTGGCAGACCGTGCTGCTGTCGTGGACGTCCTACAACGGCCTCGACATTTACAAGTATTGGATCTTCAACAAGGCCGTCGTTGCCAAGCGTTCCGACATCACGCTGATGGACTCCGACGTCATCACTCACGGCGTCACGCTGGCCGCGCAGACCCATCCGGCGCTGCCGGGTGTGCCGGTGGTCTTCGGCGCCTGCGGTGCAGGCATCGCAGCATTGGCGGCGAACACCTCCGACTACAGCATCTATCCGGCGGCCACCGGCATCACGCTGACCCCGGCGCCGACCACGGCAACCGCTGCAGCCGGAGCTGGCCACACCCGCCAGCTGTCGGTCAAGGACTCCAACCAGCTCGACCGCACCGCGACGGCAACCTACGCTTCCAGCGATGTGGCCAAGGCCACGGTGTCCTCGACCGGTCTGGTGACCGGCGTCTCCGCCGGTACCGCCACCATCACGGCGACCTATCTCGGCTACACCGCCACCACTGTGGTGACTGTCAGCTAGTACGGCCCACACCTTGAGTAGCCCGCCGGCCAAGGCGTCGGCGGGCTACTCAAGGACCGCACAACCCGAAAGGCCCAGGATGGCCCCGAAAGTATCCGGTGGACTCAGCGAGCGGCTGATGAAGCTGGCAGCCAGCACCAAACTGCCCCAACCGTATGAGGTCACCGCCTCCATCGTGGTGCAGCCTCTGACGATGAAACGCTCGACCGAGCTGCGCGAGGCGCACATGTCGATGCTTGTGGCTCAAACACTTTTGGCCGAATCCATGCGCCGCACCGGCGCCACCCGACCCGCATCGGACAGCTTCGCCGACACCGGCGCCTACGAGGCCGCAGTCGCCGAATGGGAAGCCGACGCCGACGCCAACGAGAAGGCAATGAAGGACTTGGCTCAACAAGTCCGCGACGCCGAGGACTCCTACAACCGCGCATTCTTCGGCGACGCCTTCGACTCGGTGATCGCCTTCTTTGAATCTCAGCCGCAAGCCCTGTGGGATGCTTTCGTCGAAGACATCAAGCAAGAGTTCCTGCCTAGCCATCCCCGCGACGGGCACTGCCCAACCTGCGGCCACGTCGTTGACGAAGAGCAAGCGGGAAAAGCCAGCAAGTCCTCGACCTAGTTGATCATTACTGGGATGAGATAGAGGGCGACTTCGCTTACCTGCTGCACGTCGACGCCCGCGACTGGATCCGCGGAATCCGACCGTGGGATCAGTTTCACACCTATTGCGCTACCGTCGCCCAGATTCCCGGGTCACGTTTGCGCGCGGCGCAGCTGGCCGATGACCGCTATCTGGCCGAGATCGAACTGCTGATGGAGCAGAACAAGCTCAGCACCAACACCAGGCCGTCATTGGAGTACTTCACCCCCGAAGTTGAGGCGCTCTACATGGTGGCCAACGACATCCGCCTGCTGATCAAAGCAATGACACAAGGCGGCGACGTCGACTTCCACCCGCTACCCATGACACCGGTGGACCGCATCAAAGAACGCAAGAAGGCGATCAGCCGCGCCAAGATCGCCGAGCTACTGGAAGGAGGCTAGCCATTACTGAGTACAACGCAGGAGAGGCTAGGCTCCGGATCGTTCCGGACGCCTCCGGATTCGCTCAACGGCTCAAGGCCGACATCAAGTCGATCGACGCCAGCATCGGCATTCGCATGGAGCCGGCCAACCTGGCCCAAGCCAGCGCCGACATCGAACGGTGGCGCAAGCTACAAGAGCGCAACGCCATCAACATTCCGGTCAAGGTTGACGAGCGCCAGATCTCCGACGCGATCACCAAGGCCCGCAAAGAGTTCGACAAGGCCAGCGCAGGCGGATCGGTACTCAAGCTCAACCTCGCCGAGGCAGGCTTTTCGCTGATCCCGGGCGCCGTCACTGGCTTGGTCGATCTGGCCGGCGCCCTGCAGCAGGTTGCACAGGCAGGACTAGTCATTCCCGGCGCGCTTGCCGGTGCCGGCGCCTCCATCAGCACCATGGTCGTCGGCCTCAGTGGTGTCAAAGACGCCTACGACGCGGTCGCCAAGGCTGCCCAGTCGTCCGGTGTCGACCAAGCCGCCGCGGCCCGCGCCGCCACTCAAGCCCAGAATCAGCTGCGCAACGCCGCCGTCGATGACGCCAACGCGCACAAGGATCTCGCGCGCGCCTACCGCGACGCCCGCCAAGAACTGGAAGACCTCAACATTGAGGCGCGCGGCGGAAAGATCAGCGAAGAGCAGGCGATAAACGACGCCCTTAAGGCGCGGCGCGATCTGGCCAAGGGTGGATTCAAGGATCAGCTCGACTATAACGACGCGCTGCTGCGCGTGGAGTCTGCCGATCAGCGCGTTGTTGAGGTGCACCAGCGCAACATCGAAACTCAGGCGAAGCTCAACGACGAAAACTCTCGGGGGATCGACAACTCCGACAAGGTTGTCGCCGCCCAGGAGCGCGTCGTGCGTTCCGGTCAGCAGGTTGCTGACGCGCAAACGTCGGTCGACATGGCGACCACCAAGTCATCGGCTGCCGCGACAGCTGCCGCGCAGGCCATGGCCAAACTCGGCCCCAACGCTCAAGAACTCGTCAATACCCTCGTCGCGCTGCAGCCGGTGTTTCAGGAGTTCCGCACCGCCATCTCCCAGCCGCTACTGCAGGGCATGTCCGGCGAAATCCACAAGCTGATCGACGCTGACCTGCCAATCCTGCAGCAGGGCATGGCTCGTATCGCTGCGGCGCTGAACCTCAACTTTAAGACGCTCGGATCCTCACTGGGCTCTGCCAATTCACAGGGCTTGCTTGACCGCATCCTGGGCAACACCGCCCAAGCGCAGAAGAACGTCAATGCCGTCATCGACCCGCTGGTGCGCGGTCTAGGGGCGTTGACCGCCGCAGGATCCGACGCTCTGCCGCGACTGGCTGACGACTTCGCCAAGATCGCCGAGCACTTCGCAACACTGATGGAGACCGCCGACAAGGACGGCCGCCTTGACAAGTGGATCAACGACGGGCTTACCGGTTTCGGTCAACTGGCCAGCACTTTGGAGCATCTTGGGTCGTCGTTCCTGTCGATCACCCGCGCCGCCGGCGGCGGGTCCGGCCTGCTCGGTTCGCTGGACAAGGTCACCGGAAAACTCGCCGAGTTCCTCAAGTCCGACGAAGGACAGCAAAAGCTGCGCGACTTCTTCCAGCACGCGCGCGAAGACCTGGAAAAATGGGAGCCGATCCTCAAGGCTCTACCCGGATTCTTCACCGGCGTTCTGGATGCTTCCCGCGAATGGATCAACGTCATCCTGCCGCCGATCGCCAAGATCGCCGATACCCTCGGCAAATATCCCGGACTTCTTGACACGGTCCTGCTGGGCTTCACAGCGTTTAAAACCCTGTCGTTCGCATCCAATGTCATCGGAGAGTTTGACAAGATCTCCAACGTCTTGGGCCTCGCGGGAGGCGGCAAGAAGGGCGAGGGCGGCAAGGGTCTACTCGGCAAACTCAGTATCGCCGCAGCACTTCTAGGTGCGTTGGCGATCTTTGACGCCTCGACCAACCCCGACGGCTCACCCAAGAGCTCCCCGGCAGCCCCCGGCATGATCCCCACCGATCAAGGACCGATCGGCGCACCGGTTCCGGCGTTCACCGGCGCCCCCGTTCTGCCATCCGGAGCACTCGGCCAGGTGGCCGGTGCCGCAGTCGGCGGCGCGACCATGGGCGGTGCTCCCGGCGCTGCCGTGGGCGCTCTCGCCACGCTGTTCACGATGTCTCCGGATTCCACGATGGGTCCGCAGGAGAAGCTCAACGCGCTGATCTTTGCCATCCCGTCGATGCCCGAATCGGATCTCAGGCCGATCGCCGACGCGATGGGCTTGAGTGTCGATCAGCTCAAAGGCTTGAGCCGCGATGACTTCAAGAACAGACTGCACGACCTCAAGGTTCCCGGCTTCGCCAAGGGCGGCCCCACCCCATCCGGTCGCGGCAACGGCCCTTCCGGCGGCTGGATGGCCGAGGTCCACTCCAACGAATGGGTGCTGCCCGCCCACGCCCGCGCCGCAGTCGGCGACAAGGCGCTCTGGGCATTGACGTCCGGGCGCAGCTTTGGCGATGGCGGCTACATTGACCCCGCCGGCAACCCGGTCACCCCCGGTGCTGCGCCCGGACCCCCCGCCGGTGTCGCGCCCGTGGCAGGCCC